GATGAAGCGCGGCGACGGTGACCTGGCGACGACGTTCATCGAGAACTACGCCCGCGTGGTGAAGGACTCTGTCGGTGGCAAGACGGGCTCGCACATTCACCTTCGCCCGTGGCAGCGCAACCTCATGGACTGGACGCTGGCTCGCCGTGCGGACAACAAGAAGCGTTTCCGCCAGGCTCTGATCGGTCTCCCGCGTAAGTCGGGCAAGTCGGCTCTGCTGTCTGGCCTGGCGCTGTACGAACTGATTCTTGGCCCTGAGGGCGGTGAGGTGTTCACCGTCGCGACTACGCGCGAGCAGGCACGTATCGTTTTCGGTACTACGCGCCGCATGGTGGAACTCGATCCCGAACTGTCTGGGATGACGAAGTTGTACCGCGACGCTATCGAGGTGCCTGGCACGAACAGTGTCATGCGCGTGATGGCTGCCGAGGCTCCTCAACTCGAGGGTCTCAACCCGACCTACGTCATTGTGGATGAGGTTCATGCCCTGCCTGACCGCTCACTGTGGGATGTGTTCAGCCTCGCGATGGCTGCACGGCCTGATCCGCAGATGGTCGGCATCACGACGGCGGGCGTAAAGTACGACCGCTTCGGTAACGAGTCGCTGTGCTACGGAATGTTCAACTACGGTGTCCGTGTTGCGGCTGGCGAGGTTGATGATCCGTCGTTCGGCATGTCCTGGTGGGCTCCGAAGAAGATCGACGCTGATCATCGCGATCCTGAAGTCTGGAAGCAGGCGAACCCTGGCTTCGGTGACATTCAGGATCCCGAAGACTTCGAGGCTGCTGTCCTTCGCACCCCTGAGGCTGAGTTCCGCACTAAGCGACTCAACCTGTGGGTCGATACTGCGACCGCATGGCTCCCTACAGGGAGTTGGGACGCAATCGAGGGCTCGGCGAGTGTTGGCCTCGGTGATCCCGTGGTGCTGGCACTCGACGGCTCCTACAACAATGACACCACCGCCCTGATCGGTGTGAAGATTCCCGTCGATGAAGACGAGAAGCCTCACATCTTCGTGGCTGGTGTCTGGGAGCGTCCGCCGAACGCGGATGAGCATTGGACTGTTGACGTTCTTGATGTCGAGACGCGTATCCGCGAGTGCGCACGCGCGTGGAACGTGCTCGAGATCGCCTGCGACCCGTACCGCTGGGCTCGCACGATGCAGGTGCTTCTTGATGAACGCCTGCCTGTCGTGGAGTTTCCGCAGACGGCTAACCGCATGGGCCCTGCCACTTCTCGCATGTACGAGGGCGTGGTGAACAAGACCATTCAGCATGACGGAGATAAGCGACTGGCTCGCCACATCTCGAACGCCATGCTCAAGGTCGATAACCGTGGTTCCCGCCTGGTGAAGGAATCGCGTGGCACTTCTCGCAAGATCGACCTTGCGGTGTGCGCTGTCATGGCACTAGACCGTGCCGAATTCTGGAAGGACGAATACCGAAAGCCGAAGCCGAAGGTATACGCGTTCTAATCCGCCTTGGAGGCACTGTGAGTGACATCGTAACGACGTTCACCGATCTCATTGAAGAGAACGAGTGGAAGGCTCTTGAGGTCTACGAGAATTACCATCGTGGTGAGTTTGAGACCCCGTACCTTCCGTCGGTGAACCATGATGCCATTTCACGGGAGTACAAGGATCTTCTCTCGCGCGCGAATCTGCCTGTGTGTGGCCTGGTCGTTTCTGCGGTGACTGATCGCCTGCAGTTGGACGGCTACCGCACGCGCAAGGACGCGTCGCTTGATGAGACGGTGTGGAACTGGTGGCAGGCAAACAGCCTGGATGGACGCCAGCACATGCTGTACACGGATTCGCTGGTCTTCGGTGACGGTTACCTGTCGGTGACTGAGGTTGAGGGCTTTGAAGAGCCTGTCATGCGCGTTGAGTCTCCGCGTAATCTCGTTGTGGTGATGGATGCCACGGACCCGACTCGCGTTGAGATGGCTGCGAAGTTGGTGAAGGATCGCGGCTGGCTGTATACGGCTGACGCGATCTATGCTCTGCGGCAGGATCTCGAGAACTACTCGGGGGCTAAGAAGTGGCGAGTGGTGTCGTCGTCTCCGAATGCGCTGGGTGAGGCTCCGATCGTCCGTTTCCCGAACCGTATGGACTCGCGCGGTAAGTCACTGTCTGAGATTGAACTCGTGTCAGGTCCGCAGCGGCGCATCATTCAGACTGTCGCTGATCGTCTGATGGTGCAGCGTTCGGCTTCCTGGCGGCAGCGCTGGGTGTCTGGTATCTCCATCGAGACTGACCAGGACGGCAAGGCGGTTCCGCCGTTCCGTATTGGTGTTGACCAGTTGGTTGTCTCCGAGAATCCTGATGCTCGCTTTGGCGAGTGGGCCGAGTCACCGTTCGATACGCACCTGGCTGCGATCGAGGCTGACATTCGCCACGTGGCGTCGATCTCTCAGACTCCGCCGCATCTGCTTACTCCTGCCGCTATCTCGAACATCTCCGCTGATGCGCTTATCGCGCTCGAGGCTGGTCTGACTGCAAAGGTGCAGCAGCGCCAACTCGCGTTTGGTGAGGCGTGGGAGCGTGCGTTCACGATGTGCGGCACCCTTGCTGGTTACGAACTGCCGAAGGATGGCGAGGTCATCTGGGCAGATCTTGAGCGTCGCTCTGACGCCCAGCGCGTCGACGGTGCCCTGAAACTGCATTCGATGGGGCTTCCGCTGAACTACCTGCTTGAGCGTCTTGGCCTCTCACCGCAAACCATTGAGCGTGTGCTCAAGGATGCGGAAGAGGAGAAGAAGAAGGTGATGGAGGCGTCTGCTGCGGCCTTCGGTCTGGCCCCTGGTCAGTCACCGATGGATACGCCGTCCGCTCCGTCGCAGGCTTCCGCATCGAAGGTGAAGAATGGTATCGGGGCCTGAGTTTGCTGCCGCGCAACGTACTCGACTGATTGCCGACCTTCAACTAGCCAGGACGCAGGGTCTCAAGGCTGTGCAGCAGTTGCTTGAGCGGGTGGATCCTAAGGATCTTGACCGCTGGTGGCCTCTGATTGCGCCACTGCTTGAGGATCTGATCTACAACCTTCAGCGGGCAGGGCGTAACAGCACACTGACGTACGTTGGTCTGCTGGGCACTGCAATGGGTGCTGGGGCTGTGATGGCTAGGCCGTCGCAGGCCATGCTTGCACGCGATCGCATGCTGCCGTCAGGTATGCCTGTCTCGCGTCTCGTGAGATCGGCCCCGATGGCGATGGCTCACCGAATTGAGAACGGGATGAGTCCCGCTCAGGCGTGGCAGGTCACGACGTCGCACCTTGTGTCAGCGGTGGCTGACGCGGTGCATGATGAGTCGCGTAAGACGGCGTCGGATGTGTTGAAGGCTGGTGGAGTCGACTGGGAGCAGATGGATGCCCAGTTCGAGGAGAACCTGTGGGACATCCGTCAGCGCAAACTGTGGGAAGAGCAGCGTCGTATTCGCCGCAACATGTCTCCGCGTGGGCAAGCCGCCCTCAAGAGTGTGTGGACTGAGGCGTGGGCTGTTCGGTACATCCGTGTGCCGTCCGCTAACGCGTGCCCGTTCTGCCTGATGCTTGCTACGAAGGGTCCGAAGTACTACGGCGATTCGTTCAAGGACTCGAACAAGCGTTTCCGCGGCAACGGTGACGCTAAGGCGCATGCGCACTGTCAGTGCGTGCTTGTGCCTGAGCCGACTCCTGGTGCTTTCCGTGGCGTTGTCCCTGGCAACGCTGAGCAGTACGAAGGTGTTGTGTGGCGGGACAACCGCTACAAGCGTGACTACGACTTGTCGAAGTTCGCTTCCCGTGTCGCGGCTTTGCCGAAGACACCTAGCCGCATTCCTGCGGCTGTCTAATCTTCCGCCGCTACGGGCGGACCCACACCTTGAAGGTGTGTTGAGTGACCCCTGGAGGGTTCTATGAGTGAAACTGCTGTTGAGCAGGGTACGAACGATCAGGTGAGTGGATCGGTCGAAGATACAACTGCCCCCGAAGGGGGCGCAACTCCTAAGACGTTCGATGAGGACTACGTCAAGAGCATCAGGAACGAGGCGGCGAAGTATCGCACGCAGGCTCGTGAGAATGCTGAGAAGGCGAAGCAGTACGACGAGTATCTGCTGTCCCAGAAGAGCGAGCAGGAGAAGATGGCGGAGGCACTGGATGCCGCAAGCCGTGAGCGTGACGAACTGAAGTCGCAGATGCTGCGTCTGAAGATTGCGCGCGATAAGCAACTGCCCGATTCACTGGTAGATCGTCTACGTGGTGAAACCGAGGAAGACATGGCGGCTGACGCTGATGCACTCCTCGAGGGGCTCAAGGGGCTGTCCGTTTCTAAGCCGAAGCCTTCGGTGGATGACACGGGCGCTGGTGTAACTGGCGACGCTAGTGCACCTTCCGATCCCGCCACTCTCGCGGAACGCCTAATGGCGCACCGCTAACCCTCTTCTAAGGAGCACTAACTCATGGCAATTCAGTCCTCGGGGAAGACCGCTGTCAGCGGACAGAACTTCTTCATCACTCAGCAGGTCGGTCCCGTCTGCAACCAGGCACTCGGTGTCCTGCACTGGGCGTCGATCCTGCCCCGTATCCTCTACCGCGACCTCGGTGTCGGCGGCGGTCTCGCTGTTGGCTCTGTCGTCAACGTGCGCAAGCCTGCGACGCTGCAGGTCAACAAGTTCGATCGTACTGCTGGTATCACCACGCAGGACATCGTCGAGTCGACCATTCCCGTCGCTCTGACTGACATCTACGACGTGTCGGTGTCCCTCACCGACGAGCAGGTCACTCTTGATCTTGACTCGTTCGGCTCGCAGGTCACCATGCCTGCGATGCTCGCCATCTCTCGCGAGATGGAGAAGAAGTGCGTCGAACTCCTCGAGACCGTTCGTCACACGGGCTCAGGGGCGACCCCCGCAGGTAAGGTCAAGGAGGTCACCCTCCCCGCGACGTCTAGCGTTGACGCAATCCTCGACGCGATGGCAGTGCTGAACCAGAACGAGGTTTCCCTCGGCGGGCGCACCATCATCGTCGGCACCTCGATTGCTGCTCTGCTCAAGAAGCAGAAGGAACTGCTCACCGTGAACCAGTCGGGCAACGGTGACGTTCTGCGCAACGCAACCATCGGTCGCCTCGCGGGCGCGGATCTCATCGAGAACCCGCACATGGACCCGAAGAAGGGCTTCGTCATCAGCAACGATGCCGCTGTCTGGGTCTCTCGCGCACTCTCGACCATCGGTGCTCAGAACACTGCGTCGGGCTCTTTCGAGTCTACCGCGATCCGCACCGTGATCGATCACGACATCCACAAGAAGGCTGTCGTGGCCTCGTTCGACACCCTCGTTGGTGGAGCAATCCTCGACGAGAAGCGCATCGTCCCGCTGGCGATGGCCTAGTCACACCCCTGTTGTGGAGGGGGCGGCATTACGTCGCCCCCTCTGCACCACCCCATTTCTTGTTCGCGGCGTGTAGCCGCCTAGTTGGAGGCTTACATGGCTGCTACCGATCCCAGCAATCTCTCGAAGGTCTCTTTTGCGAACGCAGAGCACTCTGCTGTTCACGCTGATGCCGACAACCGCATTTCTGCTCTTGAGCGGACCTTGACTACGGGACTTCCTCCCGCAAATGCTGCTGCACTGAACCAGATCGAAGTTGACTGGAAGGCGATGCAGGCGGCGTGGGCTGCCGCTAAGGCACAGATCGCTTCTCAGGTTGGCCCTGCAGGTGCTACTGGCGCTACTGGTGCTCAGGGCCCTGCTGGTCGATCTGTCGTGGTCACGTCAGGTGCGGCAAAGCCTACGACGCCTAGCATGGGCGACGTGCATGTTGGCTTGCCTGACACGGGCGGGCACGTTGATGTCAATGTCTATGACGGCCTGAAGTGGGTGTCGATCGACGGTCGTGATGGCCGTGACGGTCGCGACGGTGTTGATGGCGCGAAGGGCGACAAGGGCGACAAGGGCGACCGAGGTCTTCAAGGGCTGCCGTTCAATTACCAGGGCGAGATGTTCCCTGGCACCCCATCCATTTCTCCCAGTGCCAGCATTGTTGGGCACGCTTGGTGGGAGAAGGGCACGCGGTCCATGTGGATTTGCAGCCTGGATGCTAGGGGTGCGGCACAGTGGACCCACTGGGTTGATTGCCTCCCTGCTGGTATTGCAGGTGCGGCGGGTGCACAGGGTGCGACTGGTCCGCAGGGCCCAGCGGGGCCGAACGGCGAGTCGGCGTGGAAGATTTGGCAGGACTCGAATCCGAACAACGCGGGGCAGCCGATCTCGGTGTTTCTCTCGTCCTTGGTTGGCCCGAAGGGCGACCCTGGTCAGACACTGAAGGTTCAGGGCGCGGTGGCGGATAAGACGCTGCTGCCCGCTGCTCCCGCACCGCTCACGGTGCTGTTCACTACTGTAGACAAGCACATTTGGATTTTTGACCCTAGCAGCGCTGCTGCATCACTGGGTACTTCGAGCGGTGGTGCAACGAAGGGCTGGGTTGACTGCGGAGTAGTGGAGGGGCCTGCTGGTCCTCCTGGTCCGCGCGGTCAGGGTGTTGTGCAGACTGAGGCGGATCTTCCCGCACGCGCGGCTAAGGACACCTCGTACTTCGTGCTGGACACTGCACAGGTGATGCAGTGGGATACGGTCTCTGGTTGGCATTCCATCGGGCAGCCTGGCATTGGGGCTTTGCGCGACCTACTGATGAAGGAACTGTCGCGGTTTGCGACTGGTATTTCGCACGGTGTCGAGGTGGAAACGTTTGGCGAAAATACTCCGCCAGTCGGGGCTGGGCAGGATGAGTACTTCATTGTTGGTCCGAAGCCGACAGGCGCGTGGGCTAATCATGCAAATCACCTGACATGGAAGTCGGGACGCCTACTGCCTGATGGCACCCAGGAATGGCTCTTTGCCGTCCCCGATCCAGGTGACTCGCACATGATTGCGAAGGATGTTCCTGGCGCGGGCACGTCGTGGGCGAACTGCATTCTGACGTGGACGCTGAACAAGTTGGACAACACGTACGGCTGGGTAAAGACTGGGTCTATGAGCGCGGCTGCGCTCGGGGCTGGGTCTACGGTCGGCATGATCTCGTACTTCGCCAAAGGCACCTTGCCTAAGGGCTGGCTCGAGTGTAATGGGCAACCGTTCGACGTAAATGTGTATCCCGCGCTTTCACAGCATCTCGGCACTAATACAGTGCCAGACCTTCGGGATCAGTTCATTCGTGTGCGGTCCACGCAGGCACTTCTGCAGAGGGTCGCGGGCACCACGAAGAAGCCGACTCGAGGCTTGGATCAGGTGTTTGCGACTGAGGCGGGTATTCACTCGCACAAGGTGACCGTCGCTGATGGCAACGCCGTTGATACGTGGTACGACCAGAACCCGACTGGTATGCCCCCCGCCGACAGCAACTGGGTCGGCGGCAGTAACAAGGTGACGCTCAACACCGACACACAACATGTGATTCAGAACAGCCCGTCTCACTGGCACAACATTGAGTTCCGAGGTGATTGGGACGCAGAGACTGCTCCTAATCACGTGTACCTCGTGGCGGCTATTTGTGCACTGGATGCAGGTCGTGAAGGTGTGCAGGGGCCCCCTGGTTTGCAGGGCACTCCTGGCGCTGACGGTAAGACAGGCCCTGCTGGTCCTGCAGGTGAAACGTTCAAGATTAGTGGCACGGTTGCCACTCCATCTGCTCTGCCTGCATCGCCGACACATCTGACGGTGTACATGGTGGTGTCTGATGGGCACTTGTACATTTACGATGCAGCGTCCAACGCCGCTGTCACAGCGGCTACTGCGGCTAGCATAGGCTACACGGGCGCACCTGTGGGCTATGTCGACCTCGGTAAGGTGTCTGGCCCTAAGGGTGACACTGGTGATGCTGGTTCGGTGACGATCTCGACGGTCAAGGCGCTCCCGACGGGAGCGACACCGATGGTGGTGAACACTGGAACTAAGAAGGATGCTGTTCTCGAGATCAGTATTCCGACTGGCCCAGCAGGTGTGGCTGGCCCGACTGGCCCAGCAGGTGTTGCTGGCCCAGCGGGAAGGATCGTTTCGGTCACTGCCCGCTCAGTAGCGGCAGGCAGTCCAGCGGCTGCATCAAATACAGGTACTGAAGATGCTGCAGCCCTCGTTTTTGACATCCCTGCAGGTGCAAAGGGTGACAAGGGCGACAAGGGTGACAAGGGTAATGATGGCAGCACGTTGACGGTGATTGTGGCGAAGGGTGGAACCCCATCCGCTACTCCACCTACTGGCACAACATATTCGCAAGGTCAACTGGCCGTAGTTCTCAAGTAAGGGAATCAACCGATGGTGTTCTCAGCAAAAGCACAGTCTCTAGCCCCTGTAGGGATTGCCCTAGCGCCAGGTGACTCCATCTACGTGTCCCCTACGGACGGCAGCACCCCCGTGGCAGGCGTGCCGCGAGTGTGGTTTCAAGGTGCATGGAGGCAGATTGCCCAAGCGTACGTGAACACCGCACCCAGCGGCCGCTTTGCCGTGTGGGAGCGTGTCTATGAGGATTCCCTTCGCGTAGACCAGGTGACTACCTCGGTAGTCGATGGGCAGGTGAAGTTCAATCTGTCGCGTGAAGACCTACTCGCCCACAAAGTTGTTATCGACTGGGGCGATCGACGATTCGGCAATTATGTGACGCCGTCCAGTGTGGAGCACTGGTACGCGAAGCAAGGCGTCTATGAGGCCTTGTTCATGAGCGTGGTGGACGGGCAGATTGTGCCCGTCGAGATCACGGTGCCTCAACCGTCGTACGAGCATCATCTGGTGCTGACGCAGGTCGATAACAACCCGCTGAAGTGGCACATTGAAGTCATTGTGCCATCAAAGGTTGATGATGCTACCGCGACGGTGTCTATCACTATCAACAACGTCGTCGTGAACGCGGCTGTTCTACTGCGCCACGGGGTAGGTGCGATCGAGCATACATTCTCGGCGGGTACTCATGGCACCCAAAAGGTGCAGGTGACGTGGCCGACGATGATCACTCCGTGCGACGGAACAATCACGATCGCAGCGGCTGGTCCTGTCATTGACAAGATCAATCCGCCGACGGGCTGGAATGGTGGCACTGTGGTGCTCACAGGCGTGAATTTCACAGGCGCTACCGTGGTCGGGTTCGGAACAGTGGCGGCTACGTCGTTCGTGGTCGACTCAGACACTCAGATTACAGCGGTACTACCTGCCCACTCGGCGGGGAAGGTCGACGTAACAGTGTTTGTGAATGGCGTCACCGCTACCCTCACTAACGGGTTTGAGTTTGTGTCTCTCGCGAAGCGAACATTCCGTCAGTCCGTGGAACCCTCCAACCCTGCAGGCCCCTTCGGCTTTGACACTCCTGACACTACCGAGCCTGATGGCTCAGTGTGGTGTGCAGTGTATAGCGAAAACGGAGAGTCACTCCTGCAGGTGTTTGTGGCAAACAGCGGACTGTGGATGCCATTGACGCGCCCTGGGGGCACGCCATCGCTGGGTCACCACTCGACAAGCGTTATGAAGTGTGTGGCGTTCAACTTCCCTGGGGTAAGTCACAGTGTCAATGGTGGACGCCTGGGCGAATACGCAGTCGTCGCTGATGGCGCATTACTCAGGCTTGATCTCAACCCCGTTGAAGGCCTGTCGAACGATTCGCTGACCTTTGGCTGGCCCGCTGGTATCGACAACACGAAGATAATCGGCTTCACGATGCTAGACCCAGCCACTGGCGCTAAGAACGTGTACAGGCAGGAAACCCCGTGAGTAATTCACAGCCACCCCCTGGCGTCGAGGCCAGCGGCCAAGACGACAACAAGGATGAGAGTTAGACTATGGCACAGACACCCACGGGTGACTCGTTCACCGACAACATTCAGGACTTGCTTGATCAGCCAGTTGATGTTGCCCGCGCCAAGGCTATCCTCGATCAGGGGATGACCTACGTTCGGCTCCTAGCGCCGTGCAAGAAGTCGGTGTGGCTGACGTATGAGGATCTGCCGCACGACGTCAAGGTTGCGTTGATCGCGGCGGGGGCACGAATGCTGTCTGCCCCGAACGGGGTGCGGCAGGAGACCATCGGCGAATACTCCGTCACCTATGGCGGTAGCGGGTCGTCGGATGCTGGAGTCTTCCTACCGTCCGAGGCTCGCGTTATTGCTTCCATTGCAGGCTGCGGGGGGTCGTTCAGAACCATTCCCATGACCTCTCCCGCAGTGCTGGACCTAGCCAGAACTATGCCTGCAGACAGCGTAACCGACGTGGATGGTGTCAAGGCGACGCAGTGGACGTGGCAAGACCCTAACCACGACAACGGGTTTGTTGGTAAGTGGGTTCCGCGATGATTGTAGCCAGGCTTATGACGGCGGACATCACCATCCACTACCAGGGCCCCACTACCCGTGACGCGTACAACCAAGTTGTGCACACGGGTAAGGGCGGCACGTCTGTGACGGTGAAGGGCTACTACCGTCCTCGCCGCTCGAACACGATTGTCGCGGGCGGTGATGTGCTCACGTCCGATGCCTCAATCATCATTCAGGCGGATGTGAAGTACACCGAGATCGAGTCGGTGATGATCGAAGGCCAGCGGTTCGAGCCTGACGGCGAGCCGATGCCGCACTGGAACCCGTTGAAGAACGCTATCGAGTACATCCGTATCGACCTTCGCAAGGGGAACAACTGATGGCGCGCACGACGGCCCGCTACGACGACATGGGTCGCGGGCGCGGGTTC